ATTCAAACCTAATGCTTTAAGTTTGTTTAGTGCTGATTGTTTGTTAGATTCTTTAGTAGTTTCTGCATCTTTTAATTCCTGTATCTTTGTTTCTACTTCTGCTTTAGTTGGCATAATAGCTGTGTTGTCGTTAAGAATTAAGCAATCGTAACACATTCTTTGATCGTTAGGAATTTTAGTTCCATTATCATTATGCGTTCTCCAACCATACCATTGAGGTTTACCAATATTAAATTGTGCTAAAGCTAATTGTAAATAATCTTTATTCATTTTATGTATCTCCTAATCTAATAAATGTAAAATGTGTTAAATTTTGTGATGAACTACCTTCAATAACTGAATTACCAGCAGATATACTGTTTACTGTAAAACGAACTTTAACATTAGCTGTATCTGTTACATCAACATAAGTTGATGTAGTAGCTGTATTAGTATTTTCAGCACTATCTCCAACAGTACCTTGAGCAACAACAGTATATGTTGAATTATTAGTTGTAACTTTAATTTCTCCACCTATTGTATCATTTGTTCCAGAACCTAATAAAGTATATTGTACAAAATAATATCCTGTTGATGGAAAAGTCCAGATGCCAGATGAAACTGACATTCCTGTTCCAATATAACCAAAACCTGTGCTATCACTTCTTTCTAAATTATTAGCTATTGGATCTACACTAGCTGTTATATTAGCAGATATTCTCCATTGATCTGCTTGTGTAATTCCATTTGTTGTAGCAATACCAGATAATTTTGTAGAAACTATTGCGGCACTTGCATTTATATCTGCATTAAGAATTGTACCATCTAATATTTTTGTAGAAGTAATATTACCATCTGCTATTTTTGCAGTAGTAATAATACCATCAGCTATATCCGCAGCTGTTAAAGGTTTATCAGCTGGTTTCGTTCCAATGTAAGCCATTAATTTTCCTATGTAGAAATATCGTCAACTACTGAAGTCCAACAATCTAATGAACTTGCAGTATCAGAAACTATTTTTAAAACATCTCCAGATTGAACAACTACTTTTGATCCACCATCTAAAATTTGTAGTGATGAACCAGAAGGTATTGGAGCAGATTTAATTAAATAAATATCATTAGTACCATCGTTAATATATGCGGATGCATTAACAGCTGATCCTGTAACATTTGAAATATAAATTCCTATAATTGTATCGTATGAGTTTGCAGTAAATACTGTAGCTGCTGTAACGCCTACATCGTTGTTTGTGTATCTTCTAAAGTTTTGTGCCATATTATTTTCCTATTATATTATATATTATTATAAAGCAATCGCCATTGCAATTGTAAATCCTGCGCTTGGTTTGCTATCTAGTTGTGTTTGAATAGCTGAAGTTACACCATTCAAATAACCAAATTCTGTATTATCTACTGTACCTGTTCCAATTTTAGTAGCAGCTATTGAATTAACTGCAATGTTAATTGTTCCAGATGCTGTTACCGGTGAGTTAGTTACTGTAAATTCTGAAGATCCTGCATCAGCTAAACCTACGGAAGTTACTGTTCCGCCTGAGCTTGGAAATACTTGTGTGTATGAAATAGAACTAGAACCAAGTGTAGCGCTTGTATCTGTAGTACATAAAAATAAATCGTCAGCATGAGTAGAACCTTCTGATACTAAAATTAATTGTCCAGCTAATTCTGATATTGTGTCATATTCTGTATCTCTTGAAGCAGCACCTGAAGCCACAACAGTATATAAACCATTTTGAGATGCAGTAGATTGATCTTTTAATAAAACTCTATTTCCTGTTACTAATGTAATACCATCTAATGTATCACCGTTTTCTAATCCAGAAGATATAGCTACGTTAGTAGTAGAAGCAACTCTTGCAACAGCTCTTGTTCTAAGTCCAGCAACTAAATTATCAACATAGTTTTTAGTAGCGGCTTCAGATGTAGATGAAGGATCACCTAATCCTGTAATTGTTCCACCAGTTACTGCAACGTTATTTGCGTTTTGAGTTGCAATAGTTCCTAATCCTAAATTAGTTCTAGCTGTAGATGTAGATGATACATCAGATAAATTATTTGAAGCTGTTAATTTTGTTCCAAGTTGCGTTTGAATAGCACTTGTTACTCCAGATACATAACCTAGTTCAGTAGACGTAACTGCAGATACAGCAACTTTACCACTAGCACTAGAAGCTAAAGCTCTACTAGCAGTTAAATCAGATGATGTAATTGTAGTAGCACCACCTGTAATTGTAGCTTGTTTAGTATCTATTTGAGTTTGAATTGCAGAAGTTACTCCACTAACATATCCAAGTTCTGTGTCAGTTGTTGCAGATACTGCAATCTTTGAAGATGAATTAGATATAACTGCTCTAGAAGCTGTTAAAGATTCTGTATCAATTGTAGTTGCTGATCCAGTAATCGTTGCTTGTTTGGAATCTATTTGTGTTTGTATTGCAGATGTAACTCCGTCAAGATATGAAAATTCTAAATTAGATACTGCACCACCGCCAATTTTAGTTGCGTCAATTGCAGCTGCTGCTGCGACTTTGGCATTTGTAATTACTAGTTCTGGTATTGAATCATTTGTTTTAGATAAAGCACCAAGATAAATTGTAATAGTTTCATTAGATAATGAACCACTATCCCAAGTTACTGTTACAGTTGTGTTAGTTGAAAATGTAGTTGCACTAATTGTTCCGTAGATAGTTCCTGTAGAAGAACCGATTGCTTTTACTCTACGACCAACATGATAAAAACTTGTAACATCTACACCAGATACTGTGAATGAAGTTGATGAAGCATAAGCAATAGTAAATGTACTATCTCCGTCTCCATAAATAACCCATTGAGAATCATTATACCATTCTCTAATATCAGCTGTTAAACCTCTAAATGCGTTATTGATATTTGAAGGTAACATTCCTTCAGCAATACTAATTCCACCTATTGATGTATTACTACCTGCTGTTGAACTATAATCTTTTATTCCTGCCATATTAATCTCCTAAGAACCATGAGAAAACTTTATCGTTTTCTGTATTAAATTTATTTATATATGTATTTACCGCTTCTTCAATCTGTCTTTGAAAATATTCTTGTGTCTCAAATGAATACCTAACATTATCTATATCTTTTTCAATAACATCTACCATTATCTATATCCTGCTTTACTTGCAACAAAATCTACACCTTGTGCATTATGCCAATTTGTACCTGAAGCAACTTTAATATTAGCTCTAACATATCTTCCTGATTTTCTTACAGGATTAATACCACTATTTGTCATAGTAGATACACTAGATTGTGTAATATCATCTGCAAGACGCTCTCTTGTTTTAAGAGTAACTGTTGCTGTAGCATCTACTACTGGTCTTACACCGGTTATATTTGCTCTTGCTCCTGGAAATATTTCAAACTCTGATGTTTCTATTTCTGCTTCTAATTGATTTCCAGAAAAGATAGCAGCTTTATAGTTACTATCAATTGCACCTAAATACAACTGTCCACCAGACCAGAAATCTGTGTCTAATGCAATGTTAATATCATCTAAATCTTGAGATATAATATCCATTAACTCAACTGTATAAGCGCCAACAAACTGAGAAAATATTTGGCTAGCACTAACTTCTGCTAAAGACCATTTCTGAGTTGCATAATTATAAATTAAAATTCTATCACAAATACCAGTTGTATTATTTGTATTGTTAGATGATGGATATAACCACATCGCTAATTGATTAAATGGATCTACAGTTGCAACAATTCTATCTGTGTATGCTTTGTTTAAATTGCCATCAAAAAATCTATTAACTTTTTCAGCTCCAATAGCAATTACGTTATCACCATCTATTTGAAAAAATCCGTCATCAGCATAAAAGAATACTCTTCTATTATCTTGACAAATAGTTTTTCCATAAACTGCACCTCTGTTTGGAGATATAACTGATAATCTAAATACAGTTGCACCACCTACATAGTCCATACGAATAATTTGGTTTTGTCTAAATACATAACCAATTTCTCCTGATGTAATTCCTACAACTCTTCCGCCTGATCCTGGTAAATCTTGAAAATCTGCAGACTTTGAACCTTCTGTCCAAGTTGAAATATCATTTATTCCAGACCATTGAATTCTATTTGTTGCTCCAGATATGTTTCCTGTAACTAAAAAATCTCTAATAACTCCTGATACTCTAAATAATGGTGGAGTTCCATCTGTGGCTATTGCTGATAAATTTGCAAAGTTTGTTGATGTTCCCATTAAATAATATTGAGGAGCGTCTATTCCATTACTTGCTATGATATAATTTCCAAATTGTGTGAATGTAAAAAAATCTGTATTGCCACCAGTTAAAGAACCTTTTCTTGATGTAAATGTTCCAGAATCTAATTGATAAATATTAGTGTTAGTTGCAACAAAGTTATAAACAGTATTAGTATTATCTCTGAATGACCCAGCACCCCTAGCATTTGCTGAAATTGTATTAGAGCTGTAAGCAACCAAACTTTTAAATGGCTTGTAACCTTGTAAAGCATAATAAACATTCTTAGCAACGTTTGCACCTGGATTCAAGTGTTCTGGTTGATCTGGTAACCATTCACCAAAAGGTACTTGCATATTGATTATTCTGTTATTGTTGTAACGTATCTTCTTGTAAATGGAGAAGCTACTGTAACATCTGATCTAATTTGTAATGGTGATCCAGAATAAGCATCTTCTCTATCATTTAATTCAATTCTTTCTAAAGCTGTTTGATACATTTGCGACCATTGTTGAACTTGATTAGGATCAAATCCACCTAAAAAATTAGCGGCATGAAATAAACTACCGTATAAATAAACAGCAGGGTGATCTGCTAAAATATAATTAGAAGTATTACTTGAAGTTAATGGATCAAATTTTTTATAATAATTTAATATTCCTGAATAAGTTGAATCTGGTCTTGGAGCAAATCTAAATGTTGAACCTAATATTGTGTATGAACTTGGAACTCCTGTTGTTGAAGATGCTTTAACCGCATCCATTTGTGCAGGGGAAATAAAAGTCATTGGGAACTTTGCCCCATTACTTAAAATATAAAAATCTCTTACTTGTAAAAATCCTGTTGGAACGGTTTCTGTTTCAGCGTCAATTGTAATTGTAGTTTGCGCATGCATCTGACGTATTCTTAATTTAGCATTTAAGTCTGCTTCAGTAAGAACAATAAAATCATCTGATATTTCAGAAGTTAAATCTGATCTATTTAACCAATTGGCAATTGTTGTTTTTAATTCTGTATATGTACTTAAAGCCATTATAATCTACCTGGTGCTGTTCTAAACATTTGAAATTCAGAACTGTTTAATTTTTTTTTTAGTATTTTCTTTTGAACATCAGAAGGCAAAGCAAACCAATTTGAATTACCATTGTATTCTTTTGACCAAATTTCTAAAACTAACGTTGGAATAGAAGCAACTCTTTTTAAATCTTTAGACTTAGAGTAACCATTGTTATGAGAGTATAATTTTTTATTATGCTCAACAATAGGTTTGTAATCTATATTTCTTTCAATAACAACTTTATCACTATCTGAGTGATAAGTAGTTGTCATTAAACCATCTTTCTCAACTATCTTACTCATAGTCTAACTTATCTAAATGTATTTTATTACTTAGACATTTGACTAACAGAAGCAGTTCCGCCAGAAGATACTTGTATAAAGCTAATTTTCTGACCTGGATTTACTCTGATAATCTCAATTACGTTAGCTGGTAAATATGTATCACTAGAAGTCGCTGTTGGTGCAGCAGCTAATTTATAGTAGCAAGCTGTAGTTGCAGCAATTCTTATGTGATGTATTCCAGAAGCAAACGCAGCGCTAGCCGCAGCTGTTCCTGTGTAAGCAACGTTTTCATTTGATACAACTGCAAAAGCTGGATCTGTGCTATTACCTGACATTATTCGTTCTCCTCATCTTCATCGTTAATATTTGTGTCAATATCATCATCGTCTTGACAATTTTCACACACCTTGTTTGATTGTTCGTATCTTAAATCTTCTAAGAGATCAATGATACTATCAATTCTATCATCTAAATTTAATTGTTTTTTCTTTTTAACCATTTTTTTCTCCGTAGTTAAATGGGGATATTGCTATCCCCACTATAATTATCGTCTAATGATAACAGTTATATCTAATGGTTGAGTCGTAGATGATGCACCATCAGTTGTAATTGTTATGTATTGACCCTCAGTAACATTGTTATTAGCTGTTGGTTCAGCAATATCAACGTCTCCAGCAGCAGATCCTGAGTGAGCAACTGTAAATCCACCACCTGTTACAGTAGTTCCATTTATAGCAGTTGTTACAGCAGCATTAGCTCCTGTGATTGCTCCACCTAATACAGAAATAATTTCAATAATTTTTCCATCATCAGGTACAGCAATGTTAACTGAACTAGCAGCTGATACATCGTCTAATCTAGCAGTTAAAAAGTAGTCATTAAGTGTTCTCATTTTTTTTTTCCTTGTTTGCTTCGTTCCGTCTTTAGACTTCAAAGACCAAACTAAGTTAAGTTAGATATAGGGGAGAATAATCCCCCCTATATTTTTGGGTTATTATGACGTTGTTAAGTCAGCAATAATTCCTGAACCAGATTCTTGTCTAGATTCAAGAGTATATTCCACTAACAAGAATTGTTTCATAGCATCACCAGTTTTTGCTAAATCTTCTAAAGAGAAATCTCTTAAGAAAGCTACAGCGAAAAGCTCTGGAGTTAATACGAAAGCATCTCTAGCTCTTTGGAATCTGTTTGGTGTTACTTGTAAAGCACCGAAATCAGATTCGTACACATCAACAGCAGCAACTAATCTTTTGTTTTCAGCTGGGTCAAATCTTGTAGATCCACCTGTAAAACCAGAAAGTTTTTGTTTGTTGAAAGAACCAACCATAACCATTGAAGGGTCTCCACCGTTATCCCATACTGATTTGATAACAGTTTTTAGTTGATCTTCTGTGAACGCTCTTTGAGTTCCATCAGTTCTAGCATTTGTTCCAGAAGTTCCTGGAGCAGATCCGCCAGATCCAGCACTTTGGTTAGTTTTTAACCAAGATCCTAGTCCTGAAAGTTCTCTAGCTGTTGAGTCATCCCCAGCAACTTGAGCATTATTGTCGCAAAGTGATGTTTCCATATCTCTTTTAAGCTCTTTTGAAGCTTTAGAAATTTGGTAAGCAAGCTCAGAATTTCTTCCAGCTTTGTTAACCACTTCTAACGTTCCGGAAATGATAACAGATTTTGTAGAAATCTGAGTAACGTTTCCTCTTCTTGTTGTGCTAGACGGTGCAGAAAAAGATACTTCATCTCCTTCAATCTTAGCATTATCTGCAGCAGCAGATGCTAATGTGTCTAGTTGCCATTCATGATTCACCGCAGTCGCTTTTGACTTTGCAATGCTTGACATGAAAGGCGTATCAGTTGGAGATATATTATAGATAATATCTGTAAGATCTTCTCTAAGTCCAACTGCATCATACTTACTATATGTGCCTGATACTTGTGCCATGTTTATTTTTCCTTATTTTTTTTTGTTGGTTATAATGTCATAGAAGATGCTTGCGGCATCGTTGACATTGCCTGATTTTTTGAGACGACCCAACTTTTCTTTACGCTTCTGAAAATTAATATCAGAGCTATCTTTTTTTACACCAGAAGATAAAAACTTACCTGGCTTAGATGCTTGCGCAGCTGAGAGAGGTTTAACGTTCTTCATATTTCTGTACTTTAAAGCATCATTCACTAGCATAACAATTCTATGGTCATAGATTTGTCCAACTTCAGAATCATTAAATCCGTAAGAATTTAAAAAATTTCTTAAATTGTTTTTAATTGAACTAGCTTTTTGAGCATCAGTAAATTCTGGCATTTTTTGTGCCAAGATTCTTTGTTGCTCTTGTACGTATGAGTTCAGTTGTCTTTGTTGTTCCTGTTGTAACTTCTGAGCAGCTTCCATCATCTTATCCTTTTTAAGTCTAATTTGACGTTCTACTTTTGTAGCTTCAACTGGATCTTCTTCATACAATTTATTCAGATCAACATTGTTGATTTCTGAATTTAATTGTTGTTGTGTAAAAGCAAGTATCTGATTTAATTCAGACAAACGTTTAGAATAGTCTTGCCTTTGTTGATCCGTTTCAGACTGGAATTGCTTTTTTTCAAAAGATAATTCTTCTGTCTTTCTACGGTAATCAGCATCTCTGGAATAACCTTTTTTTAATTCATCTAAGGTAACCTTTAATTCTTGACCTGCTACTTTTACAGTAAAGGTGGAATCAGGTTCTTTCTGAATGTTATCTGTTTGTTCTTGAGATACTTCAGTTTCAGAAACATCACTAGTCTCTTGTTCTGTTTCTGTTTGCGTTTCCTCTGTAACCTCAGGTTGATCTGTTTCAGATTCCTGATTTATTGGTTCTTCAGCAACGTCTTGTTGTTCTGTTTGAACTTGAGCTTCTTGCTCAACTTCAGTTTTTGCTTCTGGTTTTTTAACCTCAGCAATTTTTCCTGTTTGCGGATTAAGCAATCCAGAAATTGATTTTGCAGCTATCTGCACATCAGACGCAGCTCCCTTTGTGGGGTTAGCTTGGTACTCTGACATATTGTCTCCTTTTAGTTGAAGTTCCGCTATAAAGCGGTTGACCTATCCTAATTTTTATTATTAGAATTTTTGACCATCAATGGATTTTCTGAAATCTTCTAATTGCTTCTTAGCAAGTTTTCCAGTTTCCATTATCTCAATAAAGTGTTGTTCCACTTTTTGAACGATTTGAAATGCTAGCCATAATTTTTCTCTAGCATCTTGTTCGTTAACGCCTGTGTTTAACAGACTTTGAGAGTACAATTTTTTTAAATTCTCTATCGCTTCCACAAATATTGGATTTGATAAACCAAGTCTTGCTTTCTCTGATCTACTTAATTCCGATTGGAGTTTCGTTTGATCCATTTCCTGCATTTAATTCCTGTACTTGTTGTCCAAATTCTTGCGTAGCTTTTTGTGCCGCTGTTAAATTCTTAGAAGCATTATTTAATCTAGCTTTAGTTAGATCTACTTCTCCTTGTAATTTTGCAACGTCAATCTGTGTATTATACTTTAACTCTAATTCTTTCATTTTTGATTGAAAGTCAAGCTGCATTTTTGAATTGTCCATTTGTAATTGTCTAAATTGTAATTCCAAATCAGCTTGTTTTCTTTTGTTTTCACTATCTATTCTAGTGAATTCAATCTTTTCAATAGGTGTTAAAGCAGGTGCTTGTGGTGGTTGAACATACTGCATACCAACATCTGGGTTAACAAAGTAATTTTCTGTATTTTTAAGACCAGCATTTTCAATCATCTTAGATAACGTATTATAAATATTTTTTAAAGTTACCATTGGATATTCTTTATTGCCTTGCAAAGTAAATGCTTGCATTTGTTTTTCAAGAATACTGTTTAAAATAACTAATTGTTGTTCTTTAGAACCAGAACCTAATCCAACTACAATATTAATATTATATTTATCTTTCCATTCAGTTGGTCTTACTGGAATAAATACATTGTTTAATTGTACTAATCTTTCTACTTCTTGATACTTAACTGTTAATTCAAAAATCTTTTCAAATAATTCTTTAACGCCAGTCTCTGCAAATATTCTAGCAATTAACTCCATACGCATTTGTGTTTGCGTCATTAAAGTATTAATTCCTGTTGCAGTTTTATTTAAACTGTCAGCGTCTAATCCTTGTGCATATCTTGTAACACCAGTTCTGGTTTCTCTAACTGTGTCTAAGTATTCAAGTAATGGAAATGCTTGAGCAGAAATTGTTTGGTTCTGCATTGGTAACATAACTTGAGAAGGTGGTTGTTTTGTTCTTACAACTCCGCCTGGTCTAGCTGTTAGTAAATCATCAAGATTTACCATTCCATCCATAATCGCAATACGATTATTATTTGTCAGATACATATTATCTAACAACTGTCTTAAAACTGTAGATTTAATTAATTGAATATCTTGTACTAATTCAGAAACTGATCTGCCATAAAATCTATGTGGCATTGGTATTGGAGTTAATGAACAGAAAGGAATAGAATCTACTTCAACGTTTTCTAAAATATTATCTGCAGTATCTCCTATAACTGTAATCTTTCTTAATTCTGCAAGACCATCTCCATCAAAGTCTAATCTTACATAACATTCAAAAACATCAATTGCATCTGTAGAAGAGTCAGGTGATGAAGCAAAAGGATATTCGTCTATATCAGAATACCTAGTTAGTTTTTCAGAGTTAAAAATAATTTCTTGTGAGTGAGGTAATGCAGAGATAACATCTTTGTCATAACCCATTTGAATTAATTCAGTTCTAGTTTTTGTAGTTCTATGAGCTACAAAATTAGCATCTTGAATTGTCTTAGCGTTTCTTTGTATTAAAAATTCTTCTGGTGGTACGTTTTCAATTTTAACTCTACCTTCATCTGAGTGTCGTCTTATTTTAATGCTATGAAGTTTTGGTCTTGGTAAATTTAAAGCTTGACCTTGTTGCGCAGCAATTGCTTCTAGCGCTTTTATTTGTTCATCTTGAGATTCATCTTCTTCTTCAATGTGTTCAAGAACTTCTACATTCTTATCATTAATAATTGCTTGGTAAGAATCTTCGTTTAAATCTTCGTAAGTTTCATGTTCGTATTTTTTTGTCTCTTCCCAATAAACTTTAACGATACCATTTTTTTCTAAAAGAGCATCTTTGAACCAGCTATATAAAATTGTAAAACCTGGATTATCTTTATTAAAAATATAATTAATATAATTTGTTGCTTGTTCAGCAAGAGCAACATCTTCTGCTTTTACTGGTTCGCAAACAACCGTTCTGTCAGATGCTGTAAAAATTCTAAGAAGATTTGGAAGTATAGTTTCAATTGTATCTGCAACGTCAGTAGAGACAACTTGTGAGCGACCATCTATTTCAGTTCCTAGTTTTTCTCCTAGATAATATTCAATAGATTTTTTTCTTTGCTCAGATAATTGACCACCAAGATAACCTAATGCTCCATTAATTTCTGCATTAAGAATTGCTTTAATTTCTGTGTCTGATAATTTTGCCATATTAAATAATATAATTCGTATTTACTTCTATCTTTTTTTTCCAGTTTGTCATCTCAATTCCGTAACCCACAACACCTGTTCTTAAAGCGTCTGCGGCATGGCTTGCGAAATTGTGTATGGGTCTATTCCTAAAGCATTGGTTGTTATCATCCCATTTCTTCTGATATGACTTTAAACATTCCATACCATAATGGCATTTGTTTTTGTCAAACCAACAGTTAGGTAATACTTTTCTAACCGCTTCAATACCATCTTCTAAAGATAGTTTCGGCGCAACCTCAAATGCTATACCTAATTCTAAGGCAGTTTCCAACCTTGATTTTCCATAAGCCCCTAGTTCTCTAACCTTGATATCATGTGGAGCAATATGTCTTGAATACTTATAACCCTTGCTTTCAATAATATTAGCGTAGTGGTCTAATCCTTCGCCGGCGTTTTCGTAAAAATCTATTAATCTTATTTCACCTTTGTGTCGCTGTGCAAACCAAATCACAGTAGAATCATTCATTCCTAAATCCCACCATGTTTCAACCGGCAGCGCTTTGTCGTATAAATTTTCTATAACTCTATTTGTCTTTTCTAAGTTCTCAATAATAGCTCCATAGTAAGAACCTGTTATTGCAGCTTGAAAAGAACATTCAAATTCCTGTTCAAACAAATCCTCAGACATGATTGACTTTGCAGCTTTTAATTCATCATCATCTAGTATCTTTGTTTCAGATGCTTTGTGTATTGATGAATACCAACCTTCTGTCTTTTGGGCGTATTGGTATAATTCAAAAAAATAATTTTTGCCTTTTGGCGTTCCAATAAATACACACCAACCCTTCCTATCTGCCAAAGCTGGTCTTATGATTTCAGGAAATAGATTTGGTGCAATGCTTTGCGTTTCATCTAAAACACAACCATCTAAAAATATACCTCTTAATGCCTGGTCATTCTCAGCGCCAAGAATTGTAATCCTTGCGCCATTTGGAAAGTCAGCTCTTAATTCTGATTCGTTAAACTTAACACTTGGTATCTTGCCAGCAAAAGTTTTGATGTAATCCCAAGCTGTTGCTTTACCTTGTTTGAAAGTAGGAGAGATAAATGCGTACCTAGAGTTTGGCTTCTTGGTGTACATCGCATCTCTAATCATGTGATTAATACACATCACAGTCTTACCTGCTCTTCGGTGCAAGACCAATACGGAGAATCGGTGCTTAGAGATATTATCATGCAATTTTTTTTGCAGTTCTCTTGGCTTGTATGGAATCTCAAATATTGGCATTTTTAAATAAAACCCCCCTATCCTTAATGGACAGTCAAGGGTTTAGCAACTGGTATCTTATCTAGTTCTAATTCTTCTGTAATGTGCTGACTAAAACTCCAAGCATCTTCGTAATCTTCAAAGCCATTGAACATAACGATTACTGAGTTGGTAACTTCATCAACCATTACTAGCGCTTTGTATTTAGGGTTTTTCATTTGGGTTTTTGTAGTTTGTATGTGTGTACCTTCTAACGTTATATTGACGCCGCCGGAAATTGCTTTGGGGGTAGGGTCTAAACAAAACCCCCCATATTTGCCTTGTAAAACGTAAGAAAGCTAGCTTGCCTGGCGCAATACAACCTATGCTGCATTTCCGATAATTGTGCGTTATCAGAACTTTCTGTCAACAGCGTAGATATTCTATTATAGGTTGCTAACGATAATTCTGGGTTATCAATAGTAATAAGGTTGTTAGCTTATAAGTTGTATGTGCAACGTTGTGTCTGAACTTTGCAATTATCTTCCAACTATCCAATCAAATCAACAGCTTTAATTAAAAAACAACTAATAATTAATCTTGCCACTTAATGATAATTGGGTCTTTATTGTTCCCAGATAAGCTCAAATTGTCCTTTTTAGCATATACTTTTGAAGCTATTCTCTCACTCTTCCACTTTGCTAAATCTAAATATGCTTTGATTAAGTGTGTCTGTGCTAAGTCCGGTCTTAAGTTCTTGTCTGTTTCGTTCTGTGATTTATTAATACTTTTATTTATGTACTCTTCAGCATTAGCCAGTAGATATTCGCATCCATCCTGTTTTGCTTGAGTATATTTCTCTCTGCGTTCTGGGTATTTATTTATCCATTGTCTAAAGCACTCCCAAGTTGGACGCTCTGGTCTCTCTTTAGTGTTTAACACTTCTCTGATTGATTGACCTTCTGCCAGCTCCTGACATATTTGGTCAAAAAGTACTTCTGTATATTTTGTTTTATTCGCCATGTGTTGTTCCTATTATGTTCTTGTTGATAAGTATATTAAATAATTTGTTTAGATGTGTTGACTTAATGTGTACGCTGTGATTTACTCCAAATCATTAACAATAACTACGGAGATAAAACAATGGGTACTAGATGCAATATAAATATAAAAATGTACAACACAAATATCTGGTTATACAGACACCATGACGGCTATTTATCTGAAACCGGATATAATCTTGCTTGTAATTTAATTCATTCTAAAAACGCTGATAACTTTTTAGAAAATCTTTTAAATGAAAAATACGAAGCAAATCAAATGGTGCCTGCCCAAAAGATATATGAACTCACATCAAGTCAGCATGGTGATATAGAGTATTTATATACTTTTGATTTTAGTAATAATCATAATTGGGTTGATGTCTATGTTGAAAAATTAGAATATACAGACAGTCCAATTAAAAAACCTAAAATTATTTTAGAAGCTAGATGCTTAGAAATGGGAAATCAATATCCAGAAGCTATGCCAAATGCTCTTAAATTAATTTTTGAAGAAAGAAGAAAAAAACTATTTAGCGAAGCTGCTTAAAGTTAATTAACTCATAACCCTTATTTTAGGGTTATGGGATAGTTAAAAAACTATCATAACAATTAACCGGAGATATAAACTAATGATAAAAA